ACAACACCTGCACCCAGTCCACATCCAACAGGCCTGCAGCGTTCACACCGATTGTTGCGAGTGCAACCTGAGCGCAAGTTTTCAGGGCACGCTCAACACTGTAATCCAAATACTTTGTCAGTTTATCCATCACGGTTTTCTCCTTTATGTAGTGTCTTATCTTCCCACACTGCACCGAAAATGTAGCTGGTGAGGATGAGCGAAATCAACGCTACACCACCGGTCACCAAGTCCCCAATGTCGCTCCTGTTTCCCACCAAGGCGGCAATGGTGGAACCGATGAGCATGACCGCCCCAATAACGAAGGAAGCGAAAATGTAGCGTCTACGGTTTTGCCAGGAGGGTTTACTCATCATGTATTTCAGCCACCTAATCAACGCATCTATCGCATGGCGGATCACAGTCACAACATCCCCCACTCACGCTGTCATCACCGCAATCAACGGGCTGACGATTGCAGCCAGGAAACCGAACCCACCTATGGCCTGCCACATCCGCATTTCTAGTTTGCGAATCCGGTTCTCGTGGTCTTCAATCTTGGACTCAGCGTCAGGGAGGGAGTTGGCAATTTTCTCCAGCAGTTTTCCCTGCCTCTGTACTTCCTGGTAAATGTCGCGCATTGACACCTTCACCGTTGTTGTGTCGTTGTGTTCCTCAGTCATTTCACTGCCCTCCGAATCCGGTTGAATCCGCGAGCGAGTGCAGCTGAGGGTTTCCATTTTGGTTGAGGTTTCGCAATTTCCACGGGCTCAGGCTTGACCGGTTCCGGTGTGGGCTCTGGAGTTTCTTCCGCCTGGAGGTAGGGCATGGGATCTACCGTGTCACCCCAGCGTGCTGACTTGCGCACCTCGAAGTGTAGGTGTGGGCCGGTGCTCGCGCCCGTATTCCCACTGTAAGCAATCAGTTCACCGCGTTCCACCCGTGTCCCCTTCAGCAGGTGAGAGGGTTTCTGCAGGTGATAGTAGACAGTGTGCCGGTTGTCCTCATGCTTCAGAATCAAGGTCACACCGCCAGAAGGCCCGTTGCCTTTCTTCACCACAACACCATCAGCCGGCGCAGTCAAGGGTGTGCCTACTGGCATGGCAACATCTACACCGTGGTGAAACTTGCGCCCACCAAAAGGATGATTACGCCACCCGTAAGGGCTTCGAGCGTTCACAGAGTACCCTTCAGGCCAGGGCTGAGAGAGCCTCACAGTGTTACGCCTTCAGACCGAAAGCAGCCTGCACTTCATCCACAGTCAAACCCAGTGCTTCAAGTTTCGAGATAGCGGAAAGCCGCGCATCCTCTTTGGCCTGTGCCTCTGCAGCAATTTCTGCCTGCACCGTAGGCCACAGTTTCTTGAGTTGTGCCTCAGTAGGTGCATCGCCATCAGAAAGCCAGGTCAAACCGCTGTAGTCATCACCGGCAAGAGTCCATTCAGTACCTTCAAACTTGCGTGAAAGAATCTGTGGAATGTCCATTAGCCTGCCACCTCCATCGCTGTAATAGTAGAAGAAACCCCATAGGCGGTATTTGCTCCGATTCTGTTCACATATGCGGTATAACCGGCAACTTTCACCTGCACTTTATAGGTTGTGGAACTTGTCGTATTTGGACTATCAAGAAAATTTGTACCAATAGGGACAATGTGATTACCGTTACCACTAAAACTGTAAACATTTGTTGCATAGAACCCGTTGTAAGTTGTTCCTGAAGTTCCGCTACCAATAGCGGTACTATCTCGAACAAGTTGATAAGTATCGGCAGAGTTACCTCCACCGGAAACCCCCATATTTACAACCACATAGATTTTGCTAGATGTGGATTCAGGCGTAATAGAAACGCTCAACCCAGTCACATCTGTAAAGCTCGTACTCGTGCTCGAGAAAGTATCCGTCTTAGTTGTGGACACAACCTGCAAAATCTTTCCCCCACCAATCGCACCCCACGATGTTGTATAAACCTCAACCTCATCAGAGTCAGCAAGATAAGTCACCATCCCCTCAGAAGGCGAAGGAATCGCAGAACCCCTAGCAGCAGTCCCAGCAAACACCATCACAGACTGATCAGACACAACATTCAATTCAGCAGCCGTCAAAACCTGACCGGCAACGAATACTTCTCTTGGCAAGATATGCTCCTAAATCCTAGAAGGCGAGAACGCCTGCTCCACTAAGTTTACCAAACTCCGCATCATCCAGGACAAAGAGAGAGGTCTGTAGCGAGCCTACCCCCACATTCATGATGTGCTCATCAGGGGAAACACTGTGCCCCAAGAAAATCACTAGCCCATAACGGGAAATAGGATCCCCCAAACCGTTAGGGGTGAAGTTGATTTGAATCACAGACCCCATATCCAGCCCAAACATGGAAGCCTTTTGTGCAGGTGTCAGGTTGTCCATGTCCACAGCGAGACGCGCAAACCGGTACTCAGGCTCAGCGTACCTACCTACTAGAAAGTCAGCGTAGGTTTCCACCTGGGTTTGGCTGGAGAGGAGTGTGTCCACATTGCGCTCCAGAATCCCATACCGTGTCTGAGACAATGCACCGTTAGCTGTAGCAGTCCCAAACCCTGAGCTCACCGTCACCTGGTTGAACAGTTGCTCACTGCCATACTCCACCAGCGCTGGTGCAAAAGGAATCCCAGACCCAGCCACATCAGAAAACACTGTTACAGCATCAGTGGTGGGTGTGGACAGCCGGTCCTTGAAAGCCACACGCCCCTCTTTGTCAATGAAGAACAGGCCACCCTCAGACAGTTCCACCTTCTGCAGGTACTGGAGAGCGTTACCCTCAACAAAGTCAGCCCCAAGTGTGGAAGCCCCCGTGTCAATCACACGATCCGCTGAAGGCCAATCCACAGACCCCATATCCAAGACAGCCTCCACACGCGCCCCAGAGCTCTGCTCAGTAGCAGTCCCAGGAGTCACCAGTTGTTGTGCAAGGAAAGTGAAAGCATCAGAAGCCTGCAACTCAGCAATGGACTGCCCTGAAGGGTCATAGCCTAGGTTCCAGTCAGTAACCTTCCCCACATACTGTGCTGTGCCGTCAGCGAGCACACGCACATCACGCCTAGGCACAATGTTGCCAGCGAAAGGTGAGGCTGTGTAGAGAGGGTCAAACGCCCTGTCAGTGTTATTGAACTCCACAGATAGTGACCCAGAGTTGAACCTGTCCAAGTCACGGTTCTTGCCGCGTGAAATCTGCAAAGACCTCACACGCGATGTGACATCCTCAAAAGTGACACCACCCAAAACAAACTCAGTGTTATCCAACACCCCAGCCACAGGATCATCCAAGGTGAAAGCCGTAGACAAGCCAAGCTCAACAGTTACCGCCATCAGGCACTCGCAAACACGGGACCAGAAGTCCTCTCATAGCGTTTGATAGCAGACACAATCTCCTGCCCAATAGATGCACCGTTAGCACCCATCCCAGCGTTCACGGTAATGCTAATCTTTGCACCCCCACCCACACGGTCATTAGGGATAATCGTTCCACCCCCACTAGAAGGCACAAACAGCTCAGGACCCATCTCACCCACCAGATAACCTCTGGAGGAGGACACAGGCCCACCACCAGCCCTACGCCCACCGGCCCCCTTCAAAGGAACATCCCTAGCAGCATCACCCACATCGAACCCACCATTCCGGAGGCGCTCATAAGCCTCCCTCACTGCAGTAAGCGCTTCAGCAAGGCCCCTCATTGTTTCCTTCAAACGCTCAACAGGGTTCAGGTTCTTATTCAGGAAATCTACAATCCCTGGGGTCTCACCCTCCCACTCCCCAAACAAACCAATTACTTCCTCAGTGAAGAACCCAAGGTCAGACATGATAGAGGCCATGTCTCCAATCAAAGGGAGAATGTCCCCAACTGCATCGAGCAGCAAAGGCGCAAGCACACCAACCATCTCACCCAACTGAACGACAGTTTCCTCAATTTCCGGCCACATTTCTTGAAACTTTGTGATGATGTCAGCGAGCATTTCACTAGTGAGAAAATCATCAATAGCGTTAAAGATATTGATGAAGCCCTCCTCAATGGACGGACCGTTGTCCTCCATCCATTTCTGAAAGTTATCCAGGTGGGGAAGCAAATCCTCAAGGATGGACCCACCAATCTCAATAAGGCTGTCCTTAGCCGTAGCCATAGCGGTATCAAACTTGAACTGTGCCGTATCAGCAGTCAAATCCATAGCCTCATCAAGGATGCCGATACCATCAGTCATCTCAGTGACAATCTCAGTGTACGTTTCAGTGTTCTCACCAGTCAAAGCAAGAATCGCGTTCAGACCCTCCTGGGATCCGATGAGCCTAGTGAAGTCCTCATCATTCTCACCAAACGCTTCACGCAACCTGCCAAAGGTTGCCAGCAAACCATCCTGCTCAATAGAGTCACGCACACCCTCAGCGCTAAACCCGTACTCCTCCAGCATCGCCGCCGATTCACCAGTGGGTTTCAACACCGCCTGCATAGCGCCACGAATACCAGTCACAGCTTCAGAAGCGCTCAGACCACCCCTGGTCAAACCAGCAATGAGACCGGCAGTCTCCTGGAAAGAAACACCCAGCTCAGAAGAGATAGGGATAACGCGACCCAAAGCCCCAGCGAGCTCCTCAGGTGCAAACTGTCCAAGCCTAACCGCCTCAGCGAGCGTGTCTACCGCCTCAGTACCAGAAAGGTTTGACTCACCGTAAGTGTTCATGGCGGCAGTGGCAGCGTTGGCAATATCCTCCACGTTGCCTAGGCCGATAGCAGAACCCTTCAGCGATGCCTCCAACACATCCACTGCACTAGCGCCACGCAAACCAGCAGAAGT